GCGCGTAAAGATCGTTTCTTTTATGAAAAGATTGCACGCAATTATTCAAAGCGAGGTGATTGCATCGGCTTCTTTACTGCAAATATATTGGCTGGTAAGGGTTGGATTGGAGATATGTCGCCTGAAGTATATATGCTATGGCAGAGTAAACTACAAGCATTGCAATATAACTTTAAGAATGAATTGGGTGCTTGCGCGACAACTCCGTTTGACTCTCTATTTGAGAGCGGCGACGGGTTTCCGCAAATATATACACGCTATGCCAATGGTACACTATCCTTTGAGAGCGTAACAATATTAGACTTGCTCTGTGATTACAGCTCACGTCTAGGTAAGACATCTTCTGATCCATTGGGTATCTTAAGTGAATTCCTTCATAAAGTAAAACGATACCGCCCTTTCGTTGCACCTAAAATAAACATCCAAAGCGCACGAGACGCTGTCATTAAAATATACACATCTTAATGAGTATATAAATAATTTCTATCAGCAACTAATATTAAATTTTTAAAGAATACTATTTACATAGCATACTCTTTATGATATAATAAATCTTGTTGATATAATACAACGCAAAACAAAACAAAACAAAACAATACACTGTAATACTAAACATATGTCGTTTGATAAACTAAAACAAAATCGTACAGCCTCAATTAATAAACTCGTTGAAGCTGCAGAAAAAATCGGATCACCAAAAACTTATGGTGATGATCGCCTTTGGGCACCCGCTGTTGATAAAGCAGGTAATGGTTACGCAATTATTCGTTTCCTTTCTGCTAAAGAAGGCGAGGATCTCCCATGGGTTCGCTTTTGGGACCACGGTTTCAAAGGTCCAACAGGCCGTTGGTATATTGAAAACTCGCTTACGAGTATCGGTCAACCAGACCCTGTTGCTGAAATTAATAGCATTCTCTGGAACAGCGGAAATGAAAAGGATAAAGAAATTGCGCGTGAGCGTAAACGTCGCCTGCACTATGTAAGCAACATTCTTGTAGTCTCTGATCCTGCAAATCCAGATAATGAAGGTAAGGTATTCTTATACAAATTTGGTAAGAAAATCTTTGATAAGATTATGGATATTATGCAGCCACAATTTCAGGATGAAACACCAGTGAATCCGTTTGACTTCTGGGGCGGCGCAAACTTTAAGTTGAAGATTCGCAACTTTGAAGGATATCGTAATTATGATAAGAGCGAATTTGAAAATACATCTGAACTCTTTGGCGGAGATGAAGCTAAATTAGAACGTGTATATAATCAACTGTTTTCGCTCAAGGATTTTATTGATCCTGCAAATTACAAGAGCTATGGTGACCTTAAACGCAAGCTCGTTGAGGTACTTGGTGCTGATGCAATTGGTGGTTCGCTTACTGAGGAACACAGCATCAATGAGCGTGCAGCATCAGTTGGTAAGACCGCTGAAGCAACACCCGCTTATACTGAAGCGCCTGCTCCGGCTCTAAGCACTAGTGATGACGATGACAATGATGACTCGTTGAGTTACTTTGCAAAACTAGCACAAGGCTAAACACCTTAAAACTATAACGCACAAGGGAGATGGTTTATATGCCATCTCCCTTTTTTGATATATATTTTATGATATTCTTAATACGAGTATTTACATATTTAAATTGCATTGACTGTAGGCGTCATCTTGATACGCTAGAAGAGTATTGTATGCGCACACCAGCACAACTTGAAGTCATTGACGTTGATCGTGAAGAGAATTTACCGTTAGCATTTCAGCATAAGATTGAAGGTATACCACATACGCTTTGTTATGATATACGCGGCAACGTCTTACACAGCTTCTTTGGCGTAAAGAGCATTGATGAGTTTGCCGATATACTCTATGGTGCAGTTAGTAACTAAATGCCATACCACTCGCGCTCATAATTGGACTCATTGATGGTGCATTATTATTTACATTACTGCTGCGCACGTTACTAACATTTCCACCGTTATTATTATTCACAACCACTGTAGAATTGCCTGATACACTTGCACCGGCAGCTTTTAGCGCTGCTCCAGTTGTACTTGGAATGCTCTGCATGTTTTCTTTAAATTGGTAACCAGAATCTTTATATTCTTGGAAAGAATTGTATCCTGCGGCTTTTCCCTTTTCATCATTGCTTAAAGCTGAAAAATTGCCTGAGGCCTTAGCAGTTTCCATTTTATCAACTGAAATTTCTGCTGGTGCTGAGCCAAATGCATATTTGTATACCGCATCTGGTATCACACCTTGGATCATACCAATCGGATCATACCATTCGCGCTTAACATTTGGATCTGGTAGTATAGCGCGTAATATTTTCTTATGAAACTCAGATATAGTATCACCCACGCTGCTAAACAATTCAATTGCGCCATCCATTGCGTCAATAAAAAATTGTCCAATTTTAAGTGGCAGCGTTGAAAAGAAATCTATAATGTTACTAAATACTGATCCAATAAATTCACCAATAGTTTCAGCAATGCCAAAGGTAAAATCTAAAAATTGTTTAAATAAGCCAGTGAACGAAAAACTATCAAGCGCCTTTTCAACATTTTCAAAACCAAGTGCGCCAGCAACCCATGATATGCCGTCCTTTATTAAATCGAGAAGACCGCCAATGATTGAATCAAACACCCCGACCAATGCTCCTTTAATACCACCAATGATACCGCCTTCTTTAAAGCCACTTATAAATCCAGTGATTGCTCCATAGATACCTAAAATAATTGTAAGCGGGAGCCCAAATATTTTACCTAGTCCTACAAGTAATCGACCAACTCCTTTAAGTAACTTTCCAAGTGTACCTCCTAATTTTGCACCAGCGCTAAAGCCAGTCTTTATTCCGTTGAACACATTTCCAAATACACCAAATAATTTTTTGGCAACATCAAAGACACCGCCTACAACTTTAACAATTGGAGAATTTGAAAATATGTTAAAGAAAGATTTGATCTTACCTAGGAATGTAGATAAGCCTTTAAATAAACTACTGCCTTTAAATTTTGTTACAAGATCGCCAATTGCATCGAAGACTCCTGTAATTTTTCGCACTATACTGTTATTCTTAAAGCGTGTTATTATATCATCAAAGAAACTCCCAATGCGTGTAAATAAATTTTTGACAGCTTGGCCAGTCTTTGACTCACGCAGTAGTTTTAGTGGTTTGGTTAATATACCTTTAAATTCTTTTAGGAAGCCAGCTACAAATCCAACCATACCAGCACCAATTGCTGCTATGGTGCCAAATATTCCAAGGTTACCACCGCCACTTCGTGGGCTTGATGCTGGAACTGTTCGTTCTTCGCCGCCGCCTCGTCCGCGTAATGCAGCAAGTAATTCGGCACGATCTTCTCGTTCTTGCAGCCGATTCCCTTGTAGGATTTCTCCAAGATTAACATTTGACTCTATAAGCATGTCAAACCGCCCAATCATATCAATTGTCAATAGCCGTAGATTGTTAAGCGTATCAACATTATCCAGCATCAAATCAGCTGAAGTGTTTGCGGTGCGTAATTCTTCTATGACAGTTTCAAGTGATCCGTTGTTCATTTCTTATTGCGTTGTTCTTCTTCTTTAATGTAATTTAATAACATCGATATATAAATTTCCCTCTCCCACGGCAACATGGTTTCTAGCTCTGACAAACTATACTTGTGATGTTGCATTAGTGAAAAGTTTGTTTGATAATAGTTTGTCAGAGAATCATGCGAGAGGGCTAGGCGAAAAAAGATTGTGTTCCAGTTAAGACCTGAGAGTTATCTGTTTTGCATTGCGCACATACAAAGCGTATTTCATGTTGCAACTTTGGAGCGTTTTCGATATATGCCTCAATCTTAGATACTTGAGAGCGACTCAGCGAATTTACAAATTCTTTTAATTCAGCTTGTGAACTTTGAGCTGCAGGATATACAGCGCTATCATCAAAGATTGATTCAATAGATGCAATAATCATGTTGGTAACTGTTTCAACATTGACGTTTTCGTCCAAGCCAATTTTATTTAGGTCATCAACTGATATATGACGTAGGACAATTCCAACCTTATCGGTTAACATAATCTTGTTATCCACCTTTGTGCTAGGCCATGTGACTTCAACCGTGTCTAGGTTAACTTCTACTGGATTATATGTTTCACATGATGTGCATTTGCATTTAATATCTACAATTTCACCTACGCTCTTTGCGCGCAGCTTTAAGAAAATATATTCAAGGTCAAATGATGTTAAAAGGTTTGCTTTAACTGTTCCGTATGTACACGTCTCAACAACATCACGTATTGCGCTCATAATTTCCTTTTGGTTGTTTGACTCTTGTGCAAGCAAAAGAATCTTTTCTTCCTTTACAAGGAATGGACGATATTCAATTGTCTGCTGAGTTGACGGAACGGTCAACGTGTATTTTGGTGCTGTTAGTACTGGTAATGCCATAATGTTAGTATAATATAGTTTTAGTTATTTATCCCATTAGATTGATGTAAGAGGTCCAACAATTACAATACCATCTGGAATATTATCTTTAAAGCGTGGTATCACGCGATCACATGTTAGAGTCACACTCACTTTTTGAATGCTTGATTCATTTTCATGGCCTAGTTCTACACTTTGAATTTGATATGGGTATGCACGTTGCAGTAAGACACTATATGTTTCTCTGTCCTGGTCATCGAGCTGTTTAATAACTATATCGCGTGTGTATTCATCATGATAACGCGTTAGGTAACTATTTACTCCTACAATATAATTTGTCCATGCGTCAAACGCTCTCTTTGCAAGGTAATTATTTGTCAGGTTAAATGTTAGAGTAATGTCATCGTCGACAAATCCAGTTGGTATCTTTAGTGCACGACGTGTTGATATTTCATAATCAAGAGTAGTGATTTGCTTACCTGGGATTGTTACACTATCACACATAAATGATAGGTCACGTAAAGATTCAATATTTATATTTTCATTAAAACCTGGGATGTCAGTAATTGAAACCTCAAAACGATTTGGGCGCGCAAACCCACCGTTTATTGCAATTGCGTTTTTAAAGTCGTTTATTGATGACATATGTTATACTAATTTACGTGTTGTCTTCCAGATGGATGTATTTGATTCTTTAACAAAACTATCAGTTGGCAAGAATAATGCAATCTCCCATTCGCTAGGTGCAACCTCTACAGTCTTTGATGTAACATGCTCAAACAAGTAGTGTTTAAAACATGGTGCAAAGGCGCGTAGGTTTGATATGCCGTTAAGCATATCATATGTTAGTCTAAACCGTGTTGTTTCATTATACTTTTTATTGTTTGTATAATCCATCAGACGGTCAAAGAATATCGCACGCTGACGCGGAGGAAGGTAATGAAGGTTAAGTCCATAGAAACCCTTCTTTGCTGGACCAACCATAAGTATAAGAGGAAAGCGATCATAATGCGGAAGCGTATCTTTACCTTTAGGATCGTACAAGAACATAAACATTCGCCCTATGAGCGGGCGCTTACGTGTCTCAAGGGCAGTATCCGTCAATACACGTCGTGGTGTCACGGTTGTCATAGAACGTATCTTTCGTAGGAACCAATTACGTGACTCTACAGTGCGTAACTTTATTCCTGCACGTTCTGCTTGTGCGTGTATTTTAGAAAAAAGAGATGCCATACAAACTATTTATATTGCGTCACGTTAGTAGTTTAATACCCAGTCCTTTAATAATATCTTCCGTCCATATTTGAAAACACCATCCACGATCTGTACAAAATTCCGTTGCTGCCTCCCATTTTGATATGTTTTTCGCATATGTCATTACCTCTGTAATGTATGAGCGTGACTTTATAAGACGCGGCTTAGGTTCTTGTGTCTGTTTTTTTGGTTTAATCTCAATAAGATATGTATCTCCATTTTTAAATTGTATCTTAAGGTCAACAAAGTAGCGATGAAGTTTACCATCAGTTTTGCAGCGGTATGCGATCACTGTCTCTTCACTGCTCCAGCGTACCACATCGGCGGTATCATCACACCATCTAAAAACCTGACGCTCCCACAGGCTGCGGTATGAAACTGCATTATAGTCGCCTTCATATTTGTTCTTGTGCACAACTCTGTATTTACCTTTATAATATTGACCCTTCTTCATATAAATAATTATATGTTAACTTTTCCGTCCGATGTTGCAAATTTAACAGTGAGACCGTTTGTGGTGTTTGAATGTGAAGGCAGTCAATCACGTGCAAAGAGCAAGCTTATTGCATTACCCATTCCAAGCTCATTGACATTTGGCGACGAGTCTACTTATAATAATGCAGAACTTGGAATTCTCGGTGCATCTGTAGGTTCACTTGCTGGACAAGTTGCAGGCGGTGCTGGATTAAAAGATGTCATGAGTAGTGCCGATGCTGCAGTAGCAAAGGCGGTAGGCAACGCAAGTATAGGATCTATCATACAAGGTATAACAGCAGCATCAGGCGCAGGCGAAGGATTGCAGAGTGCAGTTAGTATTGGTACGGGTACAACTCTTAATAAGAATATTCAAACCGAATTTACGGCAACAAATACTCGCACATTTAGTTTTGCATTTCAGCTTATTGCACGTAACTCTAAGGAAAGAAATACAATTAAAAGTATTGTAAATGAATTTCGTCTTGGCTTATATCCTGAAGGCGACTTCTTTCAGTTGCGCTATCCACCAAAATGGAAAATACGATTCTTACGTTCAAGTGGAATATCTGCAACCGATCTTGAAGATATTCCAAAGATTGGATCTTGTTATCTTACAGGTGTACAAACTGCATATAACAGTACAAGCAATATGTGGCATACCGACGGTTCTCCACTTGAAACCACTGTAACAGTTACATTCATGGAGACACAAGCGCATACACTAGATTCACTTCCAAAATAATATATGTTTAAACCATATCCAAAAGTAAACTATGACTTATATTCTGACGGCTCATCAGTTGAATTGACTGATATTACTCGTGCTGTGGCATTATCAAAAAACAGCCTGCCAGATGATGCATTATTATATACTCTGTATAGCCTTGATAATGCAGAACGTCCAGATATCGTATCATATAAGTTATATAACGATACTCAATATTATTGGACGTTTTTTATCATAAATGATTTCTTGCATGATGGTTATAACGCATGGCAACTATCGTCTCATCAGTTTGAGCGACTGATGGAAAAAGAATACTCACGTTATTCTGCTATGACACCAGAGATATTATATCCAAATGATTTAAACGGCACTAACCTTATTGACTTTTCATGTATACCGTTTGACTCTAAATACCTGCCATACTTAAAATTAACAGATGCAGCCTTTGGAGTTGCAAATATTGTAAGATATGACACTGAGCGACATACTCTTATCATTGATGATATACATCGCATGATAGGCGCTACACGAATTGAAATTAGTCGCAACTCTTTTATAAACGGTTCTGACTTGTTTAAGATACAGTGGGTGAACGAAACGGAAACGCCTGCAGTGTTGGCACTTAAGAATGAATGGTTAAATACAATATTTGAAAACATTAAGATTTATGATGCAATTGGGTTATCTGAAAAGAATAGATATAACACTACAGTTGATTCATATATCTTGGGTAAAAATGTAAAGTTTAACACAAAGACAAACGGTTTAAATAACAAGACATATCGTTGGGACTATTATCAGAACGCGCCATACCAATACTTAGACCTAAATGGCGGAGTGCTTACTGCATATGATGTGTTAACATCAACAACAATAACAACTCCAACCTATAAGTCATATCTCCAATACGAAGAAGAGATTAACGAATCAAAAAGACAATTGCGTGTCATACGTCCAGACTATATACGCCAATTTTCAGAACAGTATTACGATACACTCTTAGCATAATATGAGCACTACGCATATAAATGCTGCAAAGACAGCAATACGAAATGACGAACTCATCTCTGGTAATTTTCGTGTTGAGAGCATGATTATGACCAATGCCAATGGCGCTGAAATGTCTATTGTGCAATATGTAACATCATTTAATATTACCGCAGAAATATTTTCGCCTGTCTTAACTCTCAGTGCAACCATACGTGATAATGATGATATCTTTGGCAGCGGAGTTATTGGTAAACTAACAGGACAGGAAATTATTAAGTTAAAGATTATTGGTGATTATGATAAAGAAAATGTTATTGAACATACATTTTCTGTCAAGGAATATAGTAACTATACCAAGACACTTGATTACCCAAACACACAAATATTTAACTTGATTGCAATATCAGACTTTGCATATACGAGTAAATTAAAAACAATATGTCGCTCAGTATCAAACATTGAAGCGTCATTGCGCGAAATATTTGTAACAGATCTT